AGATCTACTACGCCGCTTAACTCCTTCATCTCGTCCTGAATCCACTTGACGTGCTCCCACAGAGACTGGTCGAGCGGCGGCGGGTTGACAATCTGGATGCCCTTGCCCGCGAGCGGGTTCTGGTAGATCTTCCAGCCGCTCCTTCTCGTGTCGAACGTCTGGAACTCGCTTCTCGACACCGAGTTCTTGTCATGGATACTCCCAGGTTGCGCCACCTGCGCGGCATGGTCATCGATCACACGGAGGAGGCCGTTCAAGGCCTTCTGCAGGGACAGGAGGTCCCAGACCGGCGCTTTGCCGAGCCAGCTCCAGGGGTAGGGCTGCAGGGTCAGCTTCAGGATCGGAAAGTGGCCGTGCCAGTAGTAACTGGGGCCGTCGTAGATCATCTGGGTCCCGCACCAGACCAGCATGCGCCGGTTGGGGTAGAGGGGGTCGCCCACTTTTACTTCGTAGGACCAGTTGTTGGCGGGCTTGCCGTCCTCCCACTCGCCCATGAAGATGGACTCATTGTTGAACTTCTCCCGCATGTCCTTGCGGGTGTTGCGCCGGTCATCCTTCAGGTAGCAGGTGTAGAGAGTTACTGTCGGAATCCTGGGAAGCTCGTCGCCGGTCTTGGCCCCCTTGCGGAAGGCCCAGATAGGCGAGATCACATCGGCGGCGGAGTCGCGCATCTTGCTGAGCCAGGAGGTGACCGAGCCGTCCTCCTCCGACTTCACGTCCAGGCCGTACTTGTCGCGGACGTAGTTGACCGGGACCTTGCGCTTGACGATGATACCCAGGCAGGACTCGCAGCTCTCGTTGCCGAGCGGGCGGATCGGCAGGACGTTGCGCGGGTCCTCCGCGCAGGCCTCGATGTCGCCCAGCTCCGGCGACCAGTAGAGGTGGAGGAAGCCGGTGCCGCCCACCACGTAATACTTGATGGCGTCTGCCAAACGCAGGTCGATGGAGCGGCGCTGATACCAGAAGGTCGCCAATTTGCCGTAGATCGAGGCATGCTGCTCGAAACGCCGGTTGGCCACCGAGTAGTCCCAGAAGGGCCGGGTGTCCGTCATCAGGGCCGCGAGGTCTTCCGCGATTTTGGACACCCGGTTGGTGCGGGTGCCCGAGAGCGAAGACTTCACGTCCGCTTTGGCCGTCTCGTCCTGGCTCATCACGGCGTCGATGGCGGGGCCGATTTGGCTGTAACCGGGCTGCGCCGCGAGAAAGCTCTCGGCCTCGTGCACCGCCTCCGTCAGCCAAGCGATGGTGGGGTCGCCAATGGTGTTCTGCTCCTGGCCGCTGACCGGGTCGACCGGCAGACGCGGAGGAGTCGGAGGACCGGCGACAACACTCATGCGGACATGGTATGGTCCTGGACTTGGCCGTCTGGACTTGCACCCCGAGCGTAAGTGAACCAACTCCGGCTGACGGTCTATCCTGCGGGAATCATGGCGTCGACACCAACCACGATTCCGCTCACCGGCACGCTCACCAGGGACGGCGACAAGTTCAGCGTGACCATCAGCGGGGAAGGGCTGCCGGTGCCGCCGGAACCCGAGCCGCCGGAGCCGGAGCCGCCCGAGGGCAAGGTGATCGTGCCCACCGGCGGGGACGACACGGGCTTCCTGCAGGGAGAGCTGAACGCGCTCGCGGACGGCGAGACGCTCATCCTGTCGGGCATGTTCAAGGTCTCGGACACGCTTTGGCTGCGCGGGTACGCCAAGGAGCTGCACGCGGACCCGGCCAAGCCTTCCGGGTTCTTGTCCTCCAGGGGCGGCCTCTGGAGCGGCCCATATGGGTCGCTTCTGTGCGTCGAGGGGGATGCGGCGAGGATACGGGGCCTGGAGTTCAACGGCCAGGGCAACCCCACCGAGATGGTGTTCTTCAACCACGGCGCGGACCACGAGATCGCGGACTGCTTTTGTCACGATATTGCGGTCAACATGACCGGGCCGCCCTGCGCCGCGATTCACTCCGAGGCGACGGTGGGGCTGCGGGTCCGGCGCAACCGGGTGGAGCGCACCGGAGGAGTCGTAGGGGACCAGGGCGTGCGCGGGATCTGGCTGCCCACCCGGAGCGACACGCTGGTCGAAGGCAACACGGTGAAAGACACCGGACACACGGGGATTGCGGTTGAGGGGAACGGGATGATCGTGCGCGGAAATGTGGTCGAGGGGCCAATCCAGGGGACGTGCTTCAAGATTTGCTACCGGGTGATGGTGTCGCGGCGGCGGGATGTGGCTGCGGTCTATTTCGAGCAGAATACGGCGAAACGGAGCCAGCAGGGCGCGGGGCTCATGCTTCAGGACATGGCGAACCTGCCGCTGATTTCGATTGAGGGGAACGAGTTCAGAGACTGCGGCCCAGCGGGGACCACATTCGGGGCGCTCTACTGTTCGACGCCAGCCAGGAACATCCGCTTCAAGGGGAACAAGGTGGCGAACTGCCGGAGCCTGGGCGGCCTGCTGTACGTGACCAACTCGATTTTCGAGGACACCACGTTTGAGGGCGGCAGCTCGGTCCTGCACCTGGAGAGGGACTGCAGCTACATCACGCTTACCCGGAGCGGCAGCGCGAGCGTCGGACCCGGCTGCCATCACATCACGGTGGACGGGCAGCCAGCGCGATAAGTCGCGTGACGCAACTCAACAGGGACTCTAAGTATTCGGGAGAAGCGGCTGAAAACGCAGGCCTATGAGAAATCTAAAGCGCCACTTTAGATATGTCACGGGACTTTAGCCGCTGTTGGTGTCCTTGTCGGCCTTGGCGGAATTCTGATCGTAGTTGGAGCGCTCGTGAATCAGCCCGGTCTCCTTCTCCACCCTGCGGACGGCGGAGACGGTGTCGAGAGTCTCGCGGACGTAACCGGCGGCCTCCAGCTTGGGGTGCATGGGCCGGTCTGCTCGGCCAGGGACTTTCACGCTGCCGTCAGGCGCGCGGTAGACCACCACTTTCTCGCTCTGATGAATGGCGGAATCCCCGCTCCAGAAAGTTCCTTTCAGCTCATGGCCTAGACCGGCGCAGGCGAAGGGCCAGTCTCCGATGTCGATGTGTTTGCCGCAGTCGGGGCAGATGTCCATGGTCACCATCCGACATAATCGTGGAGCTGCTTGACGATCACTTCGCTCAGCCACTTGGGAAAGTTCGGCTTGTCCAGGCAGCGCGATTTCAGGCGCTCCAGCAAGCGCGGCTCCAGCACAACCTCCGCGCCTTCGATGGAGAGGGAGTTGAGCGCCGCGATGGCCGCGAGGAGCTGCTCCTTGTCCATGACGTTGCGGCGCAGACGGGCCGAGAGGAGCGCCATGTCCTCCACGGTAAGGATCACCGCCGGGTCCTGCGCGGCTACCTTGCGCGGTTTACTTGTTGGAGTCATTCCTTCTTTCCTTTGTAGTGCAGGCGCACCACGTTGTAGAAATACTTGCCGGGAGAATCGGCGGTGGTCAAGCCTTCGTACACCTGCATGGGGACGCCGGTGAACGTGTAGGCGTTGCCGTTCTTGAACGTCACCTTCAACTCCCGCTGATCGGGGTCGTATGCGGCTTCCACAACGTGTCCGCTCTTCCTGATCTTGTACTCCAGAAGTTTAGACATTAGAGCCTATCAAATACAGAATTCCACCCGGAATGGATTTCGTCCAGGGTCATGTCGGAGGCCTGCGGGTCGAACACGTCTGCCGCCGTCACCTTCTCGGTCACCCGGTCCAGGTTGATCGTCCACGAGTTCGCCACCCAGAGCGCGAGGTTGAAGGCGCGCACCCGGTCATCGTGGCCGCCGGGGTTCTCCGCGTAATCCTTCTCCAGGTTCATGCGGCAGTCCGCGTACTCCTCCGCCAGCCAGGGCGAGCGCACCACGCAGTTCTGGAGCACCAGATGGCGGGAGGCCTTCACCCAGAGGTCGCGGTTGGTCCTGGGACTCGCGTGCCAGCCCATGGCCTTGGTGGGAGTCGCCGGGGTGTCGCCGTAATACTCCCAGCGGAAGTGGTTGAAGTAGCCCAGCTCCAGGCAGGTTTGCAGGGTGCCCGCGCCGGGGCCGGGGAAGACCTCGATGATCACCTTGCACTGCTCTTCGTCAGCGCCCGCGTAGAGGCGGCCCAGCGAGTTGATCACGTAGCCGAGGTCGAAGGCGTCGACGGGCGCGGCATACTCGCACACCTGCACGTCCTTGTTGCCGTCTTTCCCCACCTTGATGATCTCAATGGCCCCGTTGTCGGTCTTGGCGTCCTCCTTCACGCGGGCGAAGCGGTTCCAGCCGGTGCGGCCCACCGTGGGGTCGCAGCCGAGCACGTAGGTGGCGCTCTTGATCGGGGGCTCCCACATCCAGACGATGCCGCGCGGGTCGCCGTCGAACTCGCGGGGCTCCAGCTTCTCCAGGCGGCTGCTCCGGCCCACGGTGAAGACTTCGGGGAAAGCGCTCATTCCTTGTCGCAGCCTATCAGCGCGCTGGCGATTCGCCCATACTGATCGATACGAACCTCGATATCGAGCCCGTCCCGGTGCACCTCCAACTGGATGCCGCCATCATTACAGGGAACCACCGCAAACCCCAGGAGCGTGGCGCAGGCTTCTTGCGTGGGCGGCTTAGCGTCATAGCTATCCCACCCCGGCTTCAACGAGGTCAGCCGCTGCACCCAATCGTCACAAAGCAGCGGCGCGCTCATGCCACCCTCCGCGCGATTTCGACGTTGTACGGCATCCCGTTGAGCGCCGTGCTCCGCATCCACTCCACAGTCTCCAACGGGAGCGCCGAGCGGGTCGAGTGCTGGAAGGACTGTTCCGGCGTGGCGCAGTAGTTCGACAGGAAGATGTGGAGGGACCCCTCCTTGCGGTATTGCTGATACTCCGTCTCCCACCAGTAGAGCTGGTCGCGCTTCAGCCGCACGGTAGTCCCGCAGAACTCCGGCGAGGTGCGCTGCACCAGATCGGCGTGGTCCTCCGTCACCTGATTCGGACGCCAGTCGTCGGGGGCCGCGCGCCGGTATTTCTTCTTCTCGATGTACCAGGGCGTGAAAATGTAGGTCCACGCGGCGAAGCCTTCCTCCTTCTTGCGGACGGACTCCGTGAACGAGTGCCAGAAGTTGCCGCGCCCGTTGGCCGTGCTCTCGAAAGCAACGAACGCCGTGGGGGCCTGCGGGACCGCCGGGAGGAAGTCGAACTTCAGTCTGTCCGCGTAGTCCCAGAGGGCCACCTCCGTCATGTGGCTGACATCGAACTGCTGGCCGGTGCCCACGCCCGCCTTCTGGTTCGACTGCTGGTAGGTAAGACGCGACTTCAGGTTGGAGAAGCTCATGTGGGAGTCCTTCACGTCGAACTCCGTGACCGGCAGCAGGAACGGCGGCAGGTTCTCCAGAATGGTTTTGTCGCGCACGTACAGCTCGTGCACCTTGTCGATGTCGAGACTCCCGGCGATAGAGCGGGTGTTCCTCCAGAGAAGCATGCGGTGCATGTTGATCAGGCGCATGATGGCGGTGGCTCCCAGTTGCCGAGACTTGTGCCAGATCGTCAACAGGCCGTCCGAGAAGCCGTGCTTCTCATACTGCCGCCACATCTCCTCTTCACGTTTACCTATTAGCTCCAGCGCCCTTTCCTGACTCGTCCAGAATTTCATGGGGCCCACGCCGCCGCCGCACGAGGCGTCCAGGTCGATGTTGCCGTAGCGCTCGGCAAAATACCTGAAGTCGTAGCGGCAGAGGATCAGCTCGTTGCGGACGAAAGCGCGCTCCTCCGTGGTGAGGGCCCGCCTGTAGTCACCGGTCTTGGAGTCGATCAGGTCGCGCAGGCGCGCGGACACGTCGATGCACTTGCCTATCGGGTGGCGCTCCAGGGTGAGGTTGTTCTGGCGCTGCTTGCGCTGCAGGTTTTTGTCGACCACCAACGGGGAATACATTCAGTCCTCCGTCGACCCGTACATCACTTCGACCCGTTCGTTGATCGCGCTGCCGGTGGCGGTGATGCGCCGAATGCCGCGCGACTCCAGGTCCAGCTCGTAGAGGTCGCGGATCTCCTCCAGGGCGGCGGCGGTGCGCGCCAGCGATTTCACGAAGAGGCGGATGAGACGTATGGTCGCAAACATAAACTACTGGGAGTCCAAGCGCCGTATCAGGTCAGACCCCTACTGCCCAGCCCGTTGGCATGTAACCGCAGCAACCGCGCCCGCAGTTTAGGATCGCGTATCCTGGCGGCCACGGCGTTCACGTAAGCCGTTCCCCACGGCTGTCCGATGGAATACCCAAGACCCTCATCAACGAAGCGGCGAATACGGACACCGGCGTCCTGACTAGAGAAGCTCGGATATTTTTCCATGGCTGATCTGAGAATATCCACCGCTTGCTGCGGAATCAGGCCAAGAAGATCCCCGGCGTACTCGCCAAGACCAGCCCGGTCATAAATCACATGAGCGGACTCGTGGGGAATCGGGTTCGCCCATTCGCTGCCCGGTTCCACCGTCGCGCGACTGACCGTCATGGAGCCAGAGGGGGGATGATAGCGGCCAGCCACTCCCGCGCCCAGCTTTTCCTGCGGGCGGATATAGAGCGGGGTGCGCGTGATGCGGGAATACGCATTGGGCTGCGGGCCGGAACCGGAGATCTGAGCGGCGTAGCGGCGCTCATCCACTGGAGGCGCGGGAGCTGCGGGCGCTACCGGACGCATGGCCCTCGCTACCGGGGCTGTAATTTTCGGCGGGGCCGCCCAGGTTGCTGCGGGCAAATCCGGCTGTTGGGCCATATCCGGCGGGCGAAACTCAGGAGCAGTGAAAGCCTTCCCCGGCGGGCGAGAAGGAAGCGCTCCCACAAGGCTGCTGATCAGAGCGGAGCTATCCGGCGCTGCCCAAGAAACTGTTGGCATCGTTTCAGGCGGCGTGGGCATGACCGGAGCAGGTGGAACGTAAGGCTGAACAAGCTTGTTCTGGATAGCGGAGGGAATCGGCTGCACCGGCTCAAAAGGAGCGGTGACCGTAATCGGTTGCGTTTTGACGCTAGCCCTAGCCATCGATTCCTCCTTCGCCTCTGTCCAGCGTAACGTCGACGGTGCGCCGGTCCATCTCGTCCAGGCGCTCCATCTCGTCCAGCACGGAATCGGCGCGCACGTTCACGCTGACGGCGACACCGGACGGCTCGGCGGAGATCACACCGGCGTTGCGCATGACCCACTCGCGCGACTTCAGGTCGCCGGGGCGGCGCACAAGGCCGGAGCCTTTGCACTGCTTGCACTTGATCCAGACCATGCCCATGCCGTCCTCGATGCGCATCGAGCCGCCGCCGTCGCAGCGGGGGCAGCAGACCTCGACGGACTTCGCGTCCTCCGACATGTCGCGCGCGACTTGCGGCGCGGAGCGGAGCGCCTCCCCGAGCGCCGCCGTCTTTTGCCTGTCGCGCCAGATTTCCATCAGGTCCTTCGACTTCATGCCGCAGCGGTTGGCGAGCACCGACAGCGGGAGATCCATGAAGCGCGGGTTGCCGAGCATCTCGCAAAACTTCAGCGCGCCGGGATGCTCGCTCTCGATCATCGCTTGGTGGAGATCCTCGCGCAGCACCGAGTCGATCCAGGGAAGAACGCCATGGGCTTTCGCGGGAAGCTTGGGGGGCTCGGCGGTGAGCATTGCGTCCGCGTGTTGAGGGGCGGGGACCGGAACCGGGGCGCGAACGGAATCGGGGACGGGGACCGGAACCGGAGCCGGAGCAGCCTTCTTCACCGCTTCACCTTCTGCGGGAGGCCGGAGGTTTTTGTGGACGCAAAATCGTGGAGCTGCTTTTTGGACATCTGGAGCAGGCCGCGATTTTTCGAGCGCAGCTTATCGGGCGCGTGCTCGGCTACGGCGAACAGTTTTTGCTGCGCCTTCGACGTGGCGGGCATCGGTCCCTCCTTTATATAGAGGGTACAGCGGAGGTCAACCAGGGCCCGGAAAGCCGTGTTCAGAATTTATGTTCAATTGTGTTCAGAATCGGCTAGAAGGGGTAGAAATGTGATCAAAACGAAGGAAAGCGAATAATGGAAGTAAAAGAAAAATAAACTAGATAAGCGTTTGGGACATGCTCCACTGCCAGCCCTGCTTGTCGACTGTATTGGGTTTGAGGGCCATTTTTATGTTCAATTATGTTCAGAACGTGTTAAAGTGCCTCTATGGCAAGACAACGCTATCAAGAAGGACGCATCGAGAAGACCGGCAAAACGCCCAAGTGGAAGGGTCACTACTACACGTATGACGGGACCGGAAAGCGGCATCACAAGCTGGTCGATCTCGGCCCCTGCTCCAAGGTGACGAAGACCGAGGCGCAGAAAAAATTCCGCAAGATCGTGGAGAAGGAAACCGGCGCCGTCAAAGCCGCCAACGAAGAGGACACTTTCGAGTGGTTCTGGACCGAGCGCTTCG